TCCGGCGATGGAATCATTTGCTTCCATCACCGGAGTGACCACACTCTTGCGGCAGAAGCATGGGAACTGTCCACCCCCTCCTATATTTTTGCATTCGATTCCTTTCTCCTTTGTTCGTCGGTCCAACTATCGCCTCCCCTTGATTCCTTCTTCGGACGGTTCCCATGCTTGTGCCGCAGAGATGGTCAGATACAGGGAGGAGCGCAATTATGAACCCTAATATCAACTTCTATGGAATCGTGATCCTGCTCAGAAAACTCCGGGAATGCGGTATTTTCACCGAAAAAGAACTGAGAAAAATTGCCGCACGGATCGCTGCGGATAACGGTGTTGAAGTCATGTTTTTTCTCTGATTTTCTTCATCTTTCAGTAGCTATTCGGACGCTGTTGTGGTAGTGTTTGTGTTGCAAAAAAGGAGGTGAGCGTACATGGATAAAAAGCGACTGGTAGACGGAACAACAGCCCTGGCAGAAAAGCGGCCTCGTGTTATAAAAATCGAGCCTGCGGAGCGGCCTCAAAATGTGCGGCTGCGGGTCGCTGCCTACACTCGTGTCAGCTCAGACTCCGAGGATCAACTCAATTCCTTTGCCGCTCAGAACCGCTACTACACGGAGCTGATCTCTGGCAAGGCCGAATGGCGCATGGTTGACATCTATGCGGACGAGGGAATCACAGGAACTTCGGTGGCCAAGAGGGATGACTTCCAGCGAATGATGGCGGATTGCCGCCGCGGCCTGATCGACCAGATCCTTGTCAAGTCTATCTCACGCTTTGCCCGTAACACCAAGGACTGCCTCCAGAACATCCGTGAGCTAAAGGAACTGGGTGTCAATGTCCGATTCGAGCGTGAAGGTATCGATACTGTCAATGTGAGCAGCGAACTCATCACCGCCATCTACGCTGCCTTCGCCCAAAAAGAGAGCGAGTCCATCTCAGGTAATATGCGATGGAGCTATCAGCGCAGGATGGAGAGCGGAACATTTCTCCCCTCCTCCATGGCATACGGATACAGGCTCGACGGCAAGAAAATCGTGATAGACCCCGAAGCTGCACTGATAGTCAGCCGTATATTTCAGTGGTATTTGAGCGGAGTGAACAAAACCGAAATTGCAAAGAGGCTTAACGAAGAAGGCGTTCCCAGCGGTCAGCAAAAACAATGGTATGCGGCGGCTGTTCGATACATTCTCACAAATGAGAAATACACAGGCGATTCATTGTGGCAGAAAACATATACCAGCCATACACTTCCCGCAACCAGGTATAAAAATACTGGGGAGTATGAACAGTTTTATGCGATGGGGACTCATCCTCCAATTATCTCAAAAGAAGCCTTTGAGCAGGCACAGCAATTGGCGCAGAAACGGAAATCCACTTACGGGAAGAAGCTCCGGCGTGAACCATATCCACTATCCCAGAAAATATCATGCGGTCACTGCGGCAGCTCTTATCGCAGAAAAGAACAAGGATCCTCGGCGTATTGGTGCTGTAGAAAACATGATACATCCGTGAAGGACTGCCCGATTGCACCCGTCGCAGAGGAAAGCCTCTACGGAGCCTTCTGCCGTCTGTACTATAAACTGAAACATCAGAGCATCCCTATTCTGGAACAGATGCTTACAAGTCTCCAGCTGATTCGCAATCGCAAGATGCTTTGGAGTCCTGACATCGTTGCCCTGAATAAAAGAATATCAGATCTATCCAGTCAGAATCAGACATTGGCTTTCCTCAAACAGCAGGGCCTTGTTGATCCTGACATTTTTATAGCCAAAACCAATGAACTGACCAAGCAGCTCCGGCAGGTCAAGCTGGAAAAAGAAAAGCTGATGGATGCCGAGAGCGACATGACCGCCCTGCAAACGCGAAACTTAATAGACATTCTGGAAGGCGGGCCGGAATTCCTCGACAGCTTTGACGCAGAACTGTTTGGTGAACTCGTTGAGAAAATTATCATAGAGAGCAACGACTCCGTCCGCTTCTGCCTGAAAAATGGGCT